CACAAGGAAATTTTCTCTGTTTATGATTTTCTAATGTTTTTAAAGTTTTAAAAATTTTTTTACATCTATCACAACTTAATTCATCACCACATGGTACTGCTCGATTTTGATGTCTTTTTAGAAGGAAAAGACTTGTAAAAGTATAATTGCAAATTTTGCATTGTAAATCCATTTTTATATATTAAAAATTTTTCTTATCTTTATAATGAAATTTAATTTTTACTATAAAAATTAAAATGTAATGTTTTATTGATAATATAGACAAATACTAAAAAATACATTTATGAAACTTTAATATTCATTATATTTTTATTTCTCTCGCGCAGCCGCGTAAACTTATTTATATTTACACCCCCCCCCGTTACTTTTATTAAAAATCATACCCCCCCCCCCTCGTTTTTTAAAAAGTCAAAATTAATAATAAAGAAAATCCAAAATGTATATTTTCATATTTTCAAAAACCACTTTTACATACTGTTTCAATTTTTTTTTATTTTTCACAAATTTATTTTTTCTAAAAATATTTTTCACAAAAATCCTGGAGAAAAAAAAAATAAATTTGTAAAATAATTTCAAATTATTTCTTAGCAGGAGCGGCAGCTAAAAAGATACCTCCAAATACTGAAACAACTATTGCCGCTATAACAGCCAATGGAATAGGTTTTGTAAGATCATCCCAACCCAGAGTTGATAAGTAGAACCCACCACCACAAATGACGAGTATAATGATAACAATGAAAATCATACCAAAATCAGGCAATATATTCTGTGTTTCTGACTTTACTGCACTGGAGGTCTCAGTTTTAGCAGTTATTTGAGTTGCCATGTCTGATGAGGTTTTATTAACGAGTTCAGCAATTAAAGTGGCTTCATTTTTTTGCGACAGTGTTGTAACGTCCATATTTTCATTTGCTAAAATTTTAATTTCATTACTTTGTGATACATTTGCGGCAATATTTTGTAAATTTTTAACACTAATATTAACATCAATGTTATTTTTGACAATATTTGAAACATCCTGTTTTAACTGTGTGCCAAACTGCAAAGCCGGTATTTGCTGTTGTAGAGCGGTGTCCAATTTTGACATCATATCCGCCTGTAGTGAACCATTACTAGCAGCGTTTGATAAAGCTGAAACATTAATTTTTGACGAATTTTCTTGCGCTATATTTGATATTGTGCTCTTTATTACATTACCGAACATATCCTTTGCAGTTGATTTGTTACCAACAATACTCATTGTATTTTTTTGATCTGATGATGCAGAAACAGTTGTACTGTTCTCCATCATACTATTCATCATTGTATTACTGATTACCTCATTAAGAACCTTTTGACTACTTTGCGTTCCTCCCATCTTGTTTATATATTTATGGATTTATAAAAAATATAATTTTATATAATTTTTATACTTAAATTTAATAATTTTTGAATGAAAATTCATTTCAATTTTTATATATTTTTGGTAATATATAAAACCCAAAATATGAGGTCGACTAATCCCCAGAGGAGAAATAATAATCCAGATGATAAAATCGGAGTAGAAATCCAAGTAGATGACGCATGTGTAATTTACGGGGGTGGAGGTAATGCGGCAGCAGAAACAATGGTTCCAGGTAATGGAGAGTACGCATTCTCTTCAATTCAAGGAAGCTGTAATTATTGCATTAATTGTATGCCAAAGCTAATGGATGGCCCTGCTGGATGTGAGGGAATATTTCACAATTGTGCCAGCGCCGGAGGTGGATACCCCTATTATAAGCGTACTTCTTATCGGGCGCCTACATATGAGTGTTGTACGACAGGTAGCCGAACAATTGGTGATAAGACATGTGACCCAAAATATAGCGGTGGTCCAAATACATCAGAGTGTGGTCCATCAATGACGAGATTATGTGATCCAACAAGCGATGTAAATAGAGGGTCATCTGATAACTTGTTCTCAAATCCTAAATGTCAAGCATTTTGTTCCCTTAATAAAACAAACTGCGAATCTATGTACAAAAATGCCTGTAGTGGAGATAACCTAAATAGTCAAAGATGCAAAGATAAGTTAATTGAATTAGGTGGAAGCGATACATCAGTAGCAAACTGGTGTAACCAAGGAATTAATATGAATGATCCATTCTGTTCATGTTTTAAGGCTCTAAACGCTGCTGATGAACAAACTAATGGTGAAGTAAGATCTTTCCTATCTAGACCCGAATGTTATACTAAACAATGTTCTTCCGGTGCTGGTTATAAATTCACTAATATGCGTAATGCTCAAGCGTGTCCACCTGTACAAAATTGTATTAATACTTTAAATATTGTTGGAAACACCGATTTGAATTTATCCCAAATTAATCAAAATTGTGATCAAAAAATGAATTCTCCACCAGCTGCTAATTCATCATCAGCTCCACAATCTCCACAATCTCAACAATCTCCTAATGCCATACTAAACAAAATTAAAAAAGCATTCTCTGCAAATCCAAATCTAATCTATATTATTCTATTCATTATCATTTTACTTTGTGGATTGGGCATTGCGATTTTCACTGAAGATAGTGAAGAAATTTATAAGGATGCTAACTACAGTTAAGTATCTAAAAAAAATATAATTTTTTATTATTTTTTCCAAAAGTTACTATTTTGATACTTTTCCTAAAAGTAAATTATATAGTATATTTCATAGAGATATTACCAGACTTAGAATCAATTAGTAGGAAATTAATTGCTCGACTCATAACAAGTAAATCAACAGGATAATCGGATGTAATGGCCTTAGTTTTGAACTTAATAAACAATGGCGAAAAATTAGGTATAATATTAAAACTACCACTTGGGTCATGATTTCCTAATTTTGTACAAAATGGAATAAGATAGTTACCAATGTCGCTAGGAGTATTAATTCCAGAAAATTTTGATGGAATATAATTACCATAAAATGATTCCAAGTTATCACCATACAAATCAATTCCAGCTGCTGAAATACTCATTGTTTCAATAACTGGTTCCTCCTTATAAAAAGTAACTCTATTAACAGCAATACTAGATATATACATTTCAAATGTTGTTGTTGTATCAATTTTAACTTTCCAATTGTTTTCAATAGTAATTACTTTACCTGCAGCAATATAACTAGTGATATAATATCTATTTTTTTCAATACCCATCGGATCAAAACCCTGTCCACCAGTAATCGCTAAATCATAATTTCTGTAATCATTATCGAATGTAGATAATGGTAATGAACTTGAAATGGCGATAGAATATGAATTAATGTAAGCGGCTAGAGTAACATTAATAATGGTAGAAAAATCCTTAGCAACTACAGGTGCTCTATAAAACTTTTGTGTTAGTTTTGTATTTTTATGCCAATATTGACTTAATGCTAAATTTTCTCGTGGCCTAAATGCAACATATAATGCCTCAGTAGGCCATTTTAAACTATTTAATTTAATTTCATATTCTTGTTCATTTGATGCCTTAATAATCTGTTTATGTGAACGATGCGTACGTATAATACTAAACACAAACTTCTTCTTAAAAATATTAAATACATCTGAATCAATATGTAATTGATTTGCATACAAATTGCAGAACTGAATAGTTGGTGGGTTATACTTACCACCACCACCACTATTAGCTGATGCAATAATATCAGTAACAGGGGCCAAAGTAACACGTATTTGTAAAAGCCCCCAAGGTAACGTAGGTAAAGCATTTCTTAGCTTTTGAAACCAAAATAATACCGGAATCATAATATCAACTGTATCATGTGAATACTTAAGAGTTTGATTTCCACTTCCAATAGTCTTATATTCTCTAAATAAATCATTTGCTGGATCATTGGTTACATATGCATTATCCGGCACTTCCTGTCCAATACTACGTAAATATCCAACTCTATGATTACTGGGTACATCATACTGATAATGCATATTATAATCATCTGTTGTATACTCATCAATTATATAATTTTCATCAGCCAAAAATTGTACTTTTTTAACTAATCTATGCCCTAACATGGAAACATAACGAACACGATCTCTTGTATCAATTGCAGACATTCCAGACAGTCTAATATGTAGCATAGAGTCACTTGTGAAGTCTCCAGTCTGAGGAACCTGAAATGTTATTTCACTGTCAAATTTAGGATTCTGATATTGTACTTTTGTATATTCAGATGTAATCTGCACACATGGTTTATATGTCGAATTTACGAATACATTATGTGATTTTTCTATTTCGTTCAAACTTGGCAAAATAGAGTCATGAGCTTCTGAATATAGATTTTTAGGTAATGATAACAATTGTTCTTTTGTTATCACTGGGGCTTTATTTCTGATAATACTCTCAATACGCTGCTTTAGAAAATCTTGAGCATATAATAATTGATCACCGGTTGAAGTGTTTGACATTAAATTAAAAGTTGCCGAAGACATTTTTATTATAGTTTTCCATTATTTTTGTATTTATATTATTTTTTTTATATTATTTTATTAAAGCTGAAATTATTTTTATAAAAAAATTGAAAAATAATATAAATATAAAGTCATAACATATTCAATGCCAAACTTGGCAAAACTTTATAAAGAAAAGCAAGCATCTAAACCAAAAATAGATGTTGTGGTAGTACCGAAAAAAATTAAGAAGAAAGACATTGAAGTATTAAACATAAACGAGCGAGAATTACAGTATTACAACTATGATGAAGTAAAAATTAGCAATGTTCTTAACAAAATTGAGCCAATCAAAATATATAATGGCATATTAATAAAAAATAAGGAAACTATACTAGAAAATATTGAGTTTTTCAAACAAATTTCTCCATGTGATAAATTCACAGAATTGCTACCGAGTACTCTTACTTCAAGAGGTGAGCTATCTAATGTTACATTTAGTGAAGAATCCTTTATAAAAACTTTAGCAATACCACCAGTCAAATACTCATCAATATTAAAAATCGGATGTAACTTTGGTGAAGTTTATACATTTCCAAACCCATTTATAAATCATTCTATATTTAGTATGATAAAATCTATAACAGCATTAGATGGAAAGGATATTAAAATAGGATGTGATTGCAATACCGAATTATTAAACGTTGGAGAAATTCTTCCCATCATTAAGGTCGTAAATAGTAAATCAATACATTTTGATGACATTATTAAAAAATACATTAGGGATAAATTTCCAAATAACAAAAACTATGAAAAGAAAAAAATTACAAAGATTCTTAAAAATTACAATAACATACAAGACTATAGCATATTACCAGAAGAAGAAATCAAAGATTTATATGATGTGATGGAGTTGTATATTACAAATATTGCTGATTTAGAGTTTTGTAATCAACATATAGATTTGGTACTTAAAATAATTAAATATTTTACGGATTATGAAAGTGTTTGCACATGCGCAAAGCAATTTGTAAAGGATAACAATCTAGATCATTTGGATAAAGATACATTAGTTAAAAAGAAAAAGAATTCGGATAGAGGTCGTAAACCAAAAGAAAAAAAGAAGAAGAAGCGAAAGATCCAGGGTACCGGTTTATATTTTAGTAGTCAAGTTTCATTTGATATTTATAATTATACCAATAACAAGATTACAAAAATTAAGATATTTCGTAATGGCAACTTCCAAGTACCTGGAGTTAAAAAACCAGATATGTCTGATTTGGTAGACTCAATAGTCCTATTAAAGGATTATTTAAATTATGTTAAATTCTTACACAATGAGCCTGATGAACCCAAAGAAAACGCAGTGGGAATTCCCTATATAATAAGTGTTATGAGAAATTATACATGTCGCATAATAGACGAAAATATGACAGTTTTATTGAATGAGTTACAGGACGCATTATACTTTGAGAAAAATATGCAACTCAGTAAAAAACCTATCAGTTTGTATATGAAATTTGTTGATAAGTTAGGTGTATCTGATTTGGTACGATATAATATATTTAAATATTGCAATTTGGGGTTTTATCAAATATCAGAGATATCACTTAATGGTGAGCGCTATCCAGGTATCTTAGTGAAGTTCCTAAGACCAATTCCAGCCAATGAAACTAAAAAATTAACTATAAAAATCTTAAGCTCTGGTAAGATAAATATGGATGGTTGCACTAGCGAACTTGAAGTATATGAGATTTATTACTGGCTACAATATATATTCAGTAAATATTGGTCAGATATAATTTACGATAATGGTAATATAAAAGAAGAAATCGTTTCTGATGATACTATGTCCGGATATGAGTCTATATATGATAGCGAATAATGCGTTAGTTAAACTACCGCAAATTATATAATATTACATTTTTTGCGATTTTTTATACGCTGCCCTTCATTGTAACCGGTTAAAGTCTTTAACCTTTCTACTTCAATTTTTAACTCAATCATTTCTAGTTCTAATAATGTTGCAGTTTGAATAATGGCAACTTCATCAATAGATTCTTCATCAATAATTATTTCAATACTATTATTATAATCAGGGTTAGTTTTAATAATTGGATTACTGTTTATATCTAGTAATGTCATTGTATATATTATAATTTAGCAAAAAATAAATCTTTATATATTTATTATTTTGGGGCATATATGTATATCAAAAATTTTATAGTTTTATTTTGAATTTTTGTAATTTAATAGATCCAGACGATTGTAATTTTATTACACTATATGTATATTTAGTTAAGTCAATTGATAAATTGGAATTTTTTAATGTTATATATGAAGATTTTGATATATTTTCAATTTTCTTTAATTCATGAGAATACATTCGGCAAATTAGTTTGTTATGTTTATTATAAATATAATTTTTCAATTTTTTTCTATAACTTTTAGGAAAGATATAAAAACTAACATAATCAAATAATATTACCTGATACTAATAAATCAAATACTATATACCCAATAGTTTGTAGTAATAATTGGATTGTTGTCCCTTTAGACGTTGGTGTATCACCATCAACGGCACCGGATATATGAATCAGAAATGACTCAATAAAAATGTCTGAAAATAGTATTACACCAAGAAGAAATAATAATATTGTAACTTTGTAATTAATTGCGTTAAATAAGTCATAAAACATTGTTATAAAATCGGCATTAGATGAATTAGAAAAATTTGAAGATCTACTTTTCTTAAAATTTTTCCTTTTCTTTGAGAAATTTATTTTTTCATCATCGAATGTTTCAAAGTCACTAGGCATTTTATATATTTATGCTTTTATAAAAGTATTAAAAAAGATAAATTTAGTAAAAACTAAATTTAGCAAAAATTAAATTTATTGCAATACATAACATCAGTTCTAATACAATATTTAAGTCCTGATGTTACTGGAATACCAGCATGATATAAACGATGTTCAAATAATAAAACTCTACCAATTTTTGGCTTAACATCAATATAATTTTGACTGCAATATCTGTCATAAAAACGAGTTTCACCACCTATGGTATCATTTAAATATATTTGTACAGTTATGTAACTTAATTCAGAGCCATCTGGTCGAAGATAATTACCGTCAAAATGAGGTTTAAAATATTCACCTGGAGCATATTTAAGACAACTTAAACGTTCATTTAAACCCACTATAGGATTATCATTACGTTCAGCTGGTAGATATTCTTTTATTTTTTTGTATATAAAATTTGCTTGAGTTTTATTAAAGATTAAATTGCGTGAATTATTACGAATGGATATATTTGTCATTTGCTGACCATATCTGACATTTATCTTTATAGCCTAATGTAGATAGATCTAATCGTTGCATTCTTTTAGTTTATTGTTATTTTATTGTTATTTTATTGTTATTTTATTTTTCAATTTTTTATAATATTTATTATAAATTATTTTGAATTTGTAATCCAACAGTGTAAAAACTTGCACCAATTGTTATAATTAATCCTAGTAAGAAAGCTGGCATCAAAATTAAAGCTATAGGATTATATGGTGATATATAACCCATTATTTGTATACAAATAAACATTATTATCAACGTTACGTACATTCCAACTAACATTTTATATATTATATATTATATATTATATTTAGAAATTTAATAAATTCTAAAAATATGACTTTAATTTATTGTCCATAGATGGTACATATGTTACAGGGAGCCCACAATAGTTAATACCATCCTTTTCATAGTTAGGCACCTTATATAAGTCATATTTATTGCAGAACTCTAACAAAAACTTAAAATTGATCCAAAATTCAGTATCATGAGTAATAGATACAGTAATCATGTGACTAAGTTCATGTAACATAACAAATTTTAATATATTTAGATCATGGAATTTATTCTCCCCTGATTGTTTTTCGCGCAAACACAATGATATAGTCTTACCTTTATTAACAACATATGATGTTTTATCGGCTGATGGTGGGTCATTTTCCTCCAGTGAATCATGATGAAATCGTTTAGCTAATAATTTGGTAATGTGACGACCATGCATATATTCAGGATTTTGTTGAGATGAATCAACTAAATAAATAGATTTTAATTTTTTAATTAAGTTTGATGTAAATATATGCATATCTCCTATTATATTTGCTGCAGTTTTAGTATCTGCATATTTGGCAACTACTGGGTATGTAATATTATCTAGATCAGACTTTACATCTACCATTGTAAAATATGAATAACATGGTTGCCATGCAAATATATAAAATATCAGAATTATAAGTATAATAATAAGTATAACTATTATACCATGTAGCATTTTTATGTATATTTTTTTATGTATATTTATAATTTTTATAAATATACATAAAAAAATATAATATAATATGAACGATATTAGTAACATACCAATTAAATTAAATATTTTAGATAGGAATGCTAATATAACTAAAACGTATATATTTTTAGGAAATGATGTACCCAATGATATTCGATCTATACTAGGCCAGTATAAGAAAAATATTAGCAAAAAATCAGAAACAATACTTAAGAAACGCTATGGTCGATATTGGAAAAATTTGTTAAATTTAACAAATGATAAACTGGGTGGTAACGAAAATTCTGAAATAATTTTAAATGATGAAATTGAACAAATTGACCAAGATAATCCGGAAGAAATCTCGTTAAGTGAAATACAATCATTAGCAAAGATTTTAGATGATAAAAATTATCAAAGTGATCAAATAAATAAAATTAACCAAGAGACGGAGAAACCCACAAAGGAGCCTAAAGAAAAAATCCCACAAGAACTAATAAAATCCCAAAAAAAACTAGAATCACATACAATCTATGTATATGACTTTTATATGAATCCATATGATAATATTTCAGAATTTAAAAAGAAAATATCTACAGTAACTAACATACCAATATACAAACAAAATATCTGGTATAAAATTCAAAAAAATATTGTAAATATGCAATACAACGTATTTTTAAAAAAAAAAATAACAAATATATCTATAATCAAAAATATAATAGATAATACTGATGTTGAATTTATCAATGATATACCAATTCTTATACACTTTTATAATTTACGTAATTTGATAAATATAAAAATGACTGATCCATTTACCATATTGGATGATATATGTAAATTAGGTGTAAGCGAATTTAATCTATTTAATATGGATGATTTTGTGTCAGATATTAAAACTGATAAAAATGATCTAGAAATAGTATATTGGGGTTTAATTTCCATATTCTGGCCAATGATGACGTATCCTGTATGGTTAGATTATGCTAATAATTCAGTAGTCGATTTTGAGAAAATTTATCCAGAATTAGCATTAAATTTGGTATCTAATATAAAAATATTTAAAGAAGAAACCTCTATTATAAAATCAACAATTAATTACAATTTTGGCAACAGTGATAAAATAAATAAATTAAAAAAACTATTTAAGGAAAAATTATTTATTGGGATACGCGAATCAACTATAGTTGTACAAAGTTTTCAAAATCAAAATATTTTAAATATCCGTAATCTATTTGATTTAATAGTTTTAAGTGATACTTATTTAGCATGTAAGTGTTCCCTAACTTATAATGATAAAAAGATAATACTAAATAAAACTTTTATGGATAACGGCCAAATAAATACTAGTATACCTATGAATACATTTTTATTAAAGGTTATGATAGATGCGGAAAATATGGATTTTCTTAACATATATTTACATTTAAATGGTAATATGACCATTAAAGCTAAATGGTCAGAGGACAAATTATATAACTTTGACGATATCTTTAAAATAGTTGCTAAACAAACGGATATAATTATAAACATGATTAATAAAATGGGTAGTTCTGTAATTAATTCTAATTATACATTGGAAAAGATGACTGAAAATAATGCATCATTTGCCGAAATTGATATGAGTATGATATATAGAAATCCACTAAAGCATTCTGAGTTTAAACTTTTAGAATCAATATTAAATAAATATCTGGATGGAGGTATTATGAGATTATCCAATATTAATCATGAATTAAATACACTCGAATATTACTTTGCTAAGGGAATGCATTGGTTTGATGTGGAAAGAATTAATAACATATTTTTACTTAATAACTATTATGATTATTTAACAAATCCAGCTGTAAATACCAAATGGGAACAATTATTTCAAAATACGCGAAAAACCATTTTTCAATATAGACAGGGTGATATTGAAATATCTATTAATGGTATTAAGGAAGATGAGTTTGATATCTTTTACTTATTTATAATAAACATATTTTCGGAATTAGAAAATAAAAGAAAAGATTTAAAAATTAGCTCTACAGAAGTCATTAAACAAAGTATTAAAACACTAAAATATCAAGATCCAATATTGTATGATTTTAAGAAAATATATAACTCCCCTATTATATACTCACGCTTATGCCAAAAACAAAATCAACCAAGAATTATCTCAGAATCGGAGTATTTATCACTGAGTAAACCTAAACAGGCAACTGTGACAAAATATCACAATTTTACCACAAATACACCGGCTTATTACCAATGTCCAAACCCCAAATATCCACACCTACAATTTACAGTTAATAAACATCCAAAGGATTACTGTATACCATGTTGTAAAATTAAACCTCTCCCAACAGGAATAAGCCATAATACCGAAAATAGTGTTAAACAACTAATTTATGACACATGTCTTAAAGAACATAAATATACAAAAATTAAGGGTAATATTACATTAGATTCCCGGTATATAATGTCTTATGGTAAATATATAACGCCCGGACAATTAAGTACACTTCCAGAAAACTCAGTTGAACCATTATTATATGACACATTTTCTGATAATTTAGATAAAAATATTAATACCGAGAAGGTTAATACAAATGATAGTTCTAAAGAAGTTAATTGCGGAGCCCTAAGTAAAATATATCTATATGGTATTGAACAAAATATCAAACATATCCAGAATGTTGGATATATAACATCATTAGCATTCACATTAGATGTGCCTGTGCATGAATTTATAAAAGATTCTATCACCTTTATCAATAAACGGGAAAATATATTCAAGATGATTTTAGATGGAAAGATAATCAAATATTTTAAAACTACAAAACTCCTAACTGAGAGTTTAAAATCTACATTTTTAGATGCTTGTGAGGCATGTCCTAGTTTAACATTTAATAATATTCCCTGGAATGATATATTTATTGATATTGCGTATTATTACTATAATATAATTTCTGTAGTATTTACTGATGTTAAATTAGATCAAAGTATAAAATTACATTTAACAAATAAGTTAAATAGTGCACAATTACTCGGTCATTATAAAACCATATTACTTGTTAAAAATAAAGACTATTATAATCCTATATATAGGATAAATACAGTAGTATATTTTAAAACTAAACTAATTGAGAAAAAAATATTTGACAAAGATGATAAAATTATAGATATTGTAAATAAGCTTATACTATACGATTCAAAGGAACTAAATGTAATAGATTTAGATACATATGCTAATTTTGTTAAAACTAATACAAAGTATAAAATAACTAAATACTTTGTAAATAAGCATAATTTATGTTATTATATAGAAATTACGGTAGCCCAAAAGAAAATTTATATTCCAATTAATTTTTCAAAGTATATATCTAACGGTGATACGGACTATGAATTATTTACTATAAAAAAATACCCCACAGGATTTCAAGAACTAAATAAATTCTTGAAAGATTTTAATATCTGGATAGGTTCTACAACGCCAATAATAGTTGATAAGTGGATTTATCTAGATAACCCATGGAGTAAGTCTAAATCAAATAAAACACCAATACTTGGATTTATACACAATAAATTGAATTATTATCACCAGCCACTTCCGTATGAATTTGTTAAGAAATTAAACAGTGCTCCATTAGAACGTATATTATATCATCCAGATATGATAAACAAAAATCTAAATATGGAACAAGCCGTAGTTGATCCCCGTATTAAAAATATTACAAAAAATTTATATGATTATAAGTTATATGAATTACTACTCCTGGAATATATAGTATTCTTAAATAAGGAAAAAAATATAGAATTACGAAACGAAATAAAAAAATGTATACTTAAAAAGAAATTGAAACCAGATGAAATAATAAATGAAGTCGTTGCATTAATAAATTCGTATTATGAAAAGTATGATATTACAGATGACGGTGATATTCCTAAAATTACTCAACAGATAAATAACTATAAAATCAGTCACGATAAGAAAACCCTATTTGAAAAAATTGATTCATCCGTTTACACATTTGATAAAATTAAAATTAATTCATTTAAGATAATGGAAAAGGGGAAATTAATTTCAGAACTCCATAAGTTTTCTAAACGTATAGTAATAATAGAAAGTGAAAAAAATATTACAAAAGCCCTCGGAAATTTAAAGGAATTTCCCAATATGTTTATTTCATGCCAAGACATTAGCTCAGATGTCATATACTGCAAGAAAAATAAACTAGTTATCACCGAAAAAAATTTAACAATATTGTTAGAAATAATGGCCTCAGATATACTTAACCCAATTAAAAGTAAATGGATATTTAATAATGTATTTACTGATAATATTATCAACTTTTTAAAATTCAAACAAAATCCGAATGAAACTATAGAAATCCATAGTTTGTAATAATTTTATTCATAAAATTTTTTTACTAATGTAATTTTTTGTATAAATGAACTCACAATACTTAATTTTTTCTGTTTATATAAATTAATTTCAGATCGTAGATATATAATAATATGATGTAATTCCACATATTCGGTTTGTAAATTTTCAATAATTCTATGTATCTTAGCGGCATTTTCATTATTATTATTAAACCCATGAAGAAATTTAGAATTTTTAACAATTGAAATAACTTCTACTCTAAGTTGTATATCAATAAGTTGACGAATTATGTTATCTAAATTTAAATGGCTATTATTAATTTCCTTTTTTTTTTCTTCTATATTATTATCCAATTTATCTTCAAGGACTGCAATAGCTTCTTTAACAACGGTTAATGGTGGTATAAATAAACATGTTATATCTATGGATATATTGCATATCCTAAACAAGATATATTTAATATCGGCTAGTTTTTTAATATTTTTTAAATTTTTCGTATATCGAGAATCCAGTTCCTCTTTAAGTTCATATAATTTATCAAAAACATTTTTTTCTAATAAGAAAATTAGAAATATACGTATACTTTCTATAAATTCTATCAAGTTTTTTGGACTCTTTATAAGAAATAATTTGTTTAGTGAAATAATGATTTTCTTAATTAAAAATACAACACTTAACATAATTTCATTAAATTTATTTACAGCTATAACATATGTATCAAATGTATTCTGACGAATATATTTCTTTTTAATTAATATAGTTGTTTTAACCGTTGGGTTAACAACATATTTTGTAAAAATAATTAAACTATCGCAAAAATTTGTAATAATATTACAAAAATCTCCACTATCTATAGAATCAAACTCCCCATCATCAAGATATGGTGTTTCTGGTTTATCCAACCCCAGTTGCTTCATCTGTTCATCCAGATCATCAAATGATTGAACTGTAATATTATTTAGATCTTCCATTTATAATATAATATTAATAAAATTATTTTAAATTATAAATTGTTTAAGTATGGAAAAAATTGAAAATTATTATAAACATATAATAATCACCATATAAATGAATAATCCGCGTGAAAAATTACACGGAAAAGTGATAAGTTATAAAGATATTGACAATGTGATCCCAAACCGGGATAAATTCTTAGATAACTCATTATATAAAAAAGTACAATCTATTCGTAATTCAGGGGCAACCTTATTATTTATGCCTAATGGTACATATGATGATAAACCAATGCAGGATGGCCAATGGCAGAAATCTAAGTATAAATTGGTGCTATTTGGTATTCTGGAAGACGGTAGTCGGGCATCAGTTTGTATTAATGATATAGATCCTTATTTTGAGATAAAAATCCCAGATCGACAAAAGAAAAAAGAGGAGTATGCAGATGATTTATATTATAAGTTAAATATGGAAGGACCTGTTGATTTTGATAAAGTTCAACGGGCGCTACAACAGAACGGGAATTATCCAGAATATGGATTTAAACTAGAGCCTATCCGATATGAAATCGTTCGCGGAAAACCACTCCATGGGTTTCAAGAGCATGATAGTTATTATATTAGAATATATTTTAATAAATTGGCGCACAGAAAACAAGCCATCCAATATGTGCGATCATTGGGTCATGAAACGGCGCATGATGATCTTAACTCATATTATAGAGTTGTGAGCCGTGACTATTCGTTAGCCCTGGCTAAATGGATGCAGCTTAGCAACTATTCCACCGCTGAAAATCAATATATAAAGGGAGATGTTATTAACGTTTCTATTGATGATATTTCTGATTACAGTGGTGCAATGGAAAAACACCTAGCAAAAGATCTTACAATGACTATGGCGTTTGATATTGAAACCTTTAACGCAAATAAAGATGGAGAGATTCCCTTACCTGAATTTCCAAACCACAACATGTTTATGATAAGTATGGCATTTCAGTGGTATCATGCACCAGATCAACTATTGAGTGTATGTTTGGTAGATGTTCCCTCCGCACCACATCCAGACTTCCTAACTATTGTGTGTAAAACGGAGAAAAATCTTATACGGGCGTTTGCCCAAATTTATAGCAAAATGCAACCTGAATTTATTATGGGGTTTAACGACGCCAATTATGATTGGAAGTGGGTCATCGAACGAGCAACTTCCCACGGCATTATTAATGATTTTGTTGATGCTTTCGACTTTATTCATATGAAAGATAGAAATGAAAAGAAGAGTCTTTATCAGTATAAACCATTTGAGGTAAAGATTGAGGCTACACTGAATGCCAAGGGTCAGAATCTACAAACTAATGGCTACTTACCATTTGACGTTATGATCTTGTTCAGACAACTGTATCCCACATCTGAGCAGTATTCACTCAACTTCTTTCTGTCAAAGAATAAATTGGGCGGGAAGGAAGACATGCCGTATCAGGAAATGTTTGCCATTTATGAAAGTGTCAGTACATTGGTAAATAAGAAGGCGGAAGTGTCACAGGAACTCCTGGAAAAGATGGCTCTTGTAGCCAAGTATTGTGTCATCGATAGTATTAGGTGTCACGATCTTACCAATATTAGAAATGTTATTCAGGACAGACGAGAAGTGGCTAATATCTCATTCACATCTATGCATGATGCAATTTATAAAGCTAACGGTATGAAGGTGCGTAATCTGGTTATTAATCGGGGAAATGTGCGCAATCTGAAAATATCCAATATAGCCAATGATAATATTGAGGAGGGTAAATATCCAGGTGCCTTTGTGTTTCCACCAAAGAAGGGTCTATCAGTTAGTAAATTAGATATTAGAGAACGAATTAAAAAGGCTGAGATGGGATACTCAGAATACAGTGGTTGGCTTGGAACCACAGAGGAAACCATCAAAGATTATATTAAAATTATTGAGTCTGTGGGGCCTATTCCTGCAGCTGAAGTGGTGGATAAGTTAGATGTTGCCCCACACTTTAGAAAAATGTTATTAGAACCCATTGGCCGACCAATTACGGGACTGGATTATTCATCACTGTATCCCAGTTTAATGATGGCCTACAACTTGTCTCCGGAATATATGATAACTGATCTTGCATATGCAAGGGAGGTATTTAAAAAGAAGGAACATGAGTTACACAAGATCAAGTTTGAGTTTAATGGTAGGTGGATTCGTGGGTGGTCTGTGCGCCATGATAATAAGTTAGACACCACCAAACCAGATTGTAAATTTGGATTATTTCCATCCATTTTAAAAGATTTGTTTGATTCCAGATCTTTGTTAAAAAAGGGACACGAGGGATTGAATTGGTTAGAACACGAGATCGAAAAATTCAAAATTATGGACCGGGCTGACTTCACATCGGAACTTAAAGAAACTTATGAAGATTTAGTTTTCCGGTTCAATGCATTGGATTCAAAGCAGAAAGCTGTCAAGGTATTTATGAACACGTTTTACGGAGAAAGTGGGAACAAACGGAGCCCTCTGTTTATGCTTCAGGTTGCTGGAGGTATTACAACCGCAGGTCAGGACAATATAAAGCGAGCTTTTAAGTATGTTGAAGATAATGATTGCAAAGTTTATTATGGTGATTCAGTATTAGCTGACACACCAATATTAATACGTTACACGGAAGGACCTATGGCTGGGATGATCGATATCAAGAGTATTGACGACATTCCCTTCGAAGAAGTAGAACCGCAAGAAGATGATGATCCAGAAGTTAATTACTCCGATAAGTGGCTACAGTATCCTCAGTTTAAACCACATGAAGTTGAACCGATTAGGATGAATAAAGAAATGCACTGGCCTATTGAAGGATTACAGACATGGACTCATAAGGGTTGGAAAAATATTAAAAGAGTCATTAGACATAAAACAAATAAAAAAATTATACGGGTAAATACTCACACAGGTGTTATTGATGTTACAGAAGATCATTCATTGATGACTCCTAAATTAGAAAAAGTAAGTCCAAAAGATGTAAAGGTTGGAGATGAGCTATTGCATGGATTTCCAACTAAGTTTCCTTCAAAATTAAAATTTGAAGAATATAATGATGAGATAGTTCATTGCGCAAGATGTGACTCTGATAAACCTAGTTATGAGTTCTATATTAGGGGAAATGGTAAATAT